GTTGTGGTCAGGCTTCGCCGTGGTAGGCCGCCGCGCGCTCGCGGCGCCAGTAGGTCCACGTGACAGCCTGTACTTGCGACGGGGCCCAAGGGACCCCCAGCTCACGAGTGATGATCCGGGCGGCGCGGCGGTACTTGGTGCTCACGACGTCGTACGCGCCCTTGCGGCCCAGCGCACGACCGCGCTCCGCATCGGTCTGAACCTTGCCGTACGCCACGTCGATAGCGTGGCGATCGATCACGACCGCGCGCGGGTCCGTAGGATCCGCGATGGTGAAGTAGAACGAACGAACCTTGTGCCCGTGCACCACATCGGCAGGGTCCTCACCCTGCAGGATGCGCCAAGCCTTGCGCGCGGGATCGCCCATGGCGCCGTGAGTCCTCATAGCCGCCACGAAATCGTCGCGAGTCAGGTTGCGTAACTCGTACGCGCGTCGCGCCTTAACGACGTTACGTGGCCACGACGTACGGGGCGACAGTGCTGCCAGCACGCCAGCCGCTTGCTTGACTGCCCAGTCCGGCGCGTAGATGCCGTAACCGTCATCCGTCGCCTCTGCCCAAGCCAGTTCCTCCGCCAGCTTGCGCGCGGTGGCATACCACCCGAAACCGTGCGCGCGGTCGTCATCACTGGCCAACCGGAATGCGGCTGTGATGTTGCGGGTGAGAGGCTGCGGTACCGCGCTACGCGCGGTCCGCGAGCCATGGGGACCTGCGGAGGCAGGTCCGCCAGGTGGCGTGTCCATGCCGTTACCACCCGAAGTTCCAACCGGGCCAGACGGCCCGTTCGGCGATCTCGTAAGCACGGATCACGTCCGTGCGCTGGGGATTGTTGATTGCCTCGTACGAGTCGGCATCGGCGATGTAGCCACTGGGGTCCTGTTCGACCGATTCGTCAATGACGACGACGCGGTCGACTCTGCCCGTGTCCAAGTCAACGATGACTTGGACGGGCACGCTGTAAGAGACACTGATTCTCATCGGTCCGCCCTCTCTCCCCGCGCCTCGCATTGTTTGCATATGTCGCCGGGTAGGGTGGGCGGCATCTCGCCGTCCCAGGTGACGTTCAATGGACGGAAGGACCGTCCGCATGCCGCCGTTTCGTAGCGCGTGAACGCTGGTTGCGCCACTATGGCGCGGTGCCACTTGCCATCGCGAGCGGAGATGTAGCCTGCGCTCATCGGTCCGCCTCCTTCTTGACGTTCGTGCGGGTGAGCTTCTGGCGCTTACGTTTCGCGCTCTGGGGCCCGTCATCGGGACCGTTTTGCAGGTCCTCCGCGAGGGTGTTCGGACGCGTGACGCGCTTGGCGTCACGCTCCTCCCGTGCGTAGCTCATGCTGCTTGCTCCTCTGCTGTCACCTTCACGTCCTCGCGGCGTGCGAGGTCGAACACTGCTAGCTGGCCGCGCTCACGGCCCAGCCGCAGCGCGACTGCCCGCTCGGGCACAACCTGGCTCACGTCCAGATACAGCACGTTGCCGTCCAGCCACGCGCGCAGGTAATGGCCCGGCTGTGCGAGGACCGCGCGGTGCGCGTCCGTGTACGCGTGAGCCAAGCGCTGGATGTGTGACGTACGGGTGTAGCCGGGGGTCAGTGGGTAGGTCCGCTCGTAGCCTGCCAGGCTCACGGCGTAGCCGGTCGTCGGGGGCTGGACCCCCGCTACGATGCTCCGCGTACTGCCGCCGTCGTACGCCACGTCCAGCGCGACTCGGCGCGCGATACGGGGCAGGTCGATGGTTGTCATGGTCAGTTCTCCTCTGCTGTGACGTCGTTGACGTGGGTAACGAGACCTGCGATCAGCCGGAGCACACGGCCGGTCTTGTCCATCCGCACGTAGAGCCAGCGGCCTCGCACGCTGGAGACTGTGCCGAAGCGGTCACCGGACATCCAAGCATCCGTCGCCGGGTGCAGCGCTACGCGCTGTCCCGGTTGGAACGGGGTCGTGTCGTACGTGCTCATGATCCGGTGTCCTCTCTGCTGTCCTCGCCGATCACCCGCGTGATCGTGATCGCGAGGGTTGTGGTGCCGAACCTCTCGGACGAGTCGTCATGCTGGAGCGCAGTGGCCACAGCCTGTACGACGTCCAGCGGAGTGGCGGCGGACCCGTAGTTCAGCTCTGCCTCAATCCCCGTAGGCCCGTTGCCCTTGATGGTCACAACCACCCGGTAGCGTGCGCTTGTGTCGGTCACGATCTGTCCTCTCTGCTGTGTCGTTCTCTCTGTGCCAGCGGGGGGAATCGAACCCCTGGCCCCCGTGGGGCCGTCCGTCAGGACTCCGCAACACCCTTCCCGGGCTGGCAGGCCGGGGGGCCCAGGGGGCCCCCCGGTAAGCGCGTCAGTCGGGAATGCCGGTGCCGGCCGCCCAGGCATCGGTCACGCGTGGCGTGCCATCCTGCCACTGGTCCGCTGCGTAGAACTGGGCGCCGTCCAAGAATCCGCCCAGGTACGCGGAGCGCAGGCCAGGGTCTGAGTAGGCGTCGAACGCACGGCGCCCAGCCTCCGCCTCCAGCGTCTCGTCAGGGTAGGCCTCGTCCGGACCGTAGGCCTCACGGAAGTTGGCCGTGTCCCAACCGCACGCCTTGCCGATGTCGTACGCGTAGGACGTCAGGATGTCAAGCGCGGTCTGCTCGTTCATGGGTTCCAGCCCCTTCTCGCTCGCGTGTGGTTGCAATGACCACACTCCTCCGAGACTCTCTGCTGTGTCTACGTGTCAAGGCCTCTGTTGTGACATCGTTACAAGACTGTGACCTCTTGACTCTGTGTGAGCTAGGGGCAGGCAGGCCCTTGACGCGCGCGCGTAGCGCGCGTGGCCGTGGGCCACGCCAGGGGGTAAGGCGAGGCAGGCAGGGCAGGGTGAGGCAAGCCTACGTGAAGCATGGCGTAAGCGGGTGAGTGTCGCCCAATTCCACTTCCATTTCCCCTACATATGCAATGCATCGGCCTATAACTACGTAATTCATGTGCATTCCCACGCGCGCGGAGCGCACGCGGTCAGGCTGGGATGTGCGTACTGCGCCCATAGTGTGCACCCCTGAATGCATGTTACATTCCCAGTGTAAAGGACACGTCCTTGACCCAGCATTTAAATTCCGCGCGCTCTAACATACCCTGTCTCCACCTCAAAATTCGTGGATAATTGGGTACCCCGACAGGTCACGCCAGCGAGGCCGGCAGGCCTCCTCGAGCTGGGTCCACCACGCCGTTACCTGATTGTTGTAAAGGGGTAAACCTGCAGGTCAGAGGCCCCTTCGGGGGCCTCGGGCCTCTGCCGACACGCCGTCTGAGTGGTTCTTCATCGATGTAACCGGGGTAGTAGTAGTGAGACTGGTTGAGCGGATCGAGGCTCCCTTCGGGTAGCTAGCTGGTTCGACCCGAGGGGTCCTCCCCGAGGGGTCGTCCCCCAGACAAGGTTTAGACCAGTTAAGAGTCCAGCCTGCTCCTACCGGGGGCTCCACAGAGCGGGGGAGTTATGCCCCGGCTGCAACTCCCTGGAATTACCGGTAACTGCTATTCTCCGCTGTCAGCGGAATAGGGAGTTTTCCGGTCCCTGCCATCCCCTGACGCGGCCCCCTAGGGCCGCCCCTGATCTAGGACCCTCTCTTGGTAACTCGCGCGGCAGTCCCTGGGTCGGGTGTGAACCCCCTCGCCCAGCGCGCGAGGAAGGGTGGCGTCGGCCCCGGCAAGAAGAAGTTCACCCCCGAGCAGGCCAAGAAGGCCTTCCTCGACTACATCGGCGCCGGCTACAACATCGGCACAGCCTGTGACCGGGTGGACCGGTCACGGAAGACCTACGAGTACTGGCGCAAGAACGACCCGGACTTCGTCAAGGCCGTCGACTCGGTCATGGCCACCCGCAAGGTGGACAACGGCACCCGGGACGAGAAGCGGGCCGCAGCCCGCGCCATGGGCTTCGCCGCCTGGCGCGAGAAGTACCTCGGCCTCCCGGTGTTCCCGCACCAGCAGCAGTGGGTTGATCTGCTCGAGGGTCGGGAGCCGACCCTCCACCCGTCACAGTCGTATGAGAAGAACAAGTCGACCCGGCTTGTGGTCAATACCTTCCCGAACGCCGGCAAGACGACCACCCTGACCATCGACTACGTCGCCTACCGGATTTGCATCAACCCGGCGATCAAGGTGGCGATCGTCTCCAAGGTCGCCGACATGGCGGCCGACATGGTCTCCGGTGTCAAGACCCGACTGACCCACCCGGACCACGATCAGCTCATCAAGGACTTCGCCCCCGAGGGCGGGTTCATGGCCACGGCTGACGAGTGGTCCGCGCAGCGCGTCCGCCTGACGGCGGCCGACCGCGATCCGGCCGACAAGGACCCGACGCTGCAGGCCCTGGGCCTCGGCTCTCAGATCTACGGCAAGCGCCTCGACCTCGTCCTGGTGGACGACGCCATCGACGGCGAGAACGCCCAGCACTGGAAGAAGCAGCTTCGCTGGCTGAGCGGTGAGGTCTCCTCCCGCCCCGGCCTGAGCGGCCGTGTCATCATCATCGGCACCCGCATCGCCCCGGCCGACCTGTACTTCCAGCTCCGGGACCCGAAGAACTTCCAGTCCGGCCAGACGCCGTGGACCTACCTGAGCCAGCCGGCGCTGCTCGAGGATGCCCCGGACCCTGAGGACTGGCAGACGCTGTGGCCCCGCTCCACCACCTCGTGGTGGACGGAGGACGACCCGTGCCCCTGCGAGACCGCCGACTGCCAGTTCGGGACCGACGGCACCTTCCCCCGCTTCGACGGGGTGCACCTGGCCATGGTCCGCGACGGCGTCGACCAGGACACCTGGAACCAGAAGTACATGCAGCTCGAGGTCGGCGGGAACTCCACCTTCCCGGGCTACGCGATCCAGGCAGCGGTCAACAAGGGCCGCCGCGCCGGCCGCGAGGGCGGCATGCAGGCGGTGCCGCACCACGAGTGCTACATCATCGGTTCGCTGGACCCGGCCACCTCCGGGTACGCGGCCCTGCTGGTGGGCGCCGTGCACCGGAAGACCCGCAAGCGCTACCTGTACGACGCCTGGAACATCAAGCACCCGACGCCCGACGAGCTGCGGAATCGCATCAAGGCAGTCACCATCGAGTACGGCGTACAGGAGTGGCGGATCGAGAAGACCGGTCTGCTGACGATGTTCACCCAGGACTTCGAGCTGAACCAATGGCTCACCGCCCGGGGCGTGCGGCTCACCACTCACTACACCGGCAGCAACAAGTACGACACCGGCTTCGGTGTGGCGAGCATGTCCCCGCTGTTCGGCATCTGGCAGGAGTTCGAGGACGGCGAGCTGAAGATGATCTCGGACCCGCTGCTCGAGCTACCCCGGCCGGACGACTCGGTCGGCATCCGGGCTCTGATCGACCAGCTCGGCTACTGGACCCCGGAGCTGGACCCGAAGAAGACCCCGTGCGACTTGGTGATGGCGCTGTGGTTCTTCGAGGTCGGCGCCCGGGACCGGACGAAGGTCGGGCAACGCAAGACCCATCGACAGTTCAGCGGCAAGACACCGCCGCGAGACAGAGCAAAGGCCGCCGTGATCCATCTTGACGAGTTCCGCCAGAGGGCGGTGATCTGACATGCCCTCCATCGAGAAGGTCATGGCGGACATGGAGGTCGCGCGCACCCGCCTGTCGGCCCGGCACGCCAAGATGGCCGAGGTCAAGGCCGTCCGCGAGGGCCGCTGGGAAGAGGTAGCCCCCGGGATGTTCCCGGTGGACCTCCCCGAGCCGATGATCGCCAACTTCATCGACATCGCCGCGCAGTCTACTGCCGAGCAGGTCGCGCCGCTGCCGGCCTTCACGTGTGCCAACCCGAACATGGCGACGGAGGTCGCCCGCAGGGCGGCCGACAAGCGCACCAAGATCATGAACTACTACATCCAGCACAGCCGGCTGGGTGGTCGGAACGTCCAGTTCGCGGATCAGCTCAACACGTACGCCTACGCGGCATACCTGGCTGACATCGACTACGAGGCCGAGCTGCCCTGTGTCTACGTGCTGGACACCTTCAACAGCCTCTACGCGCTTGACCGCCGGGACAAGACCGTCTGGTTCGCTCAGCGCTTCCGCCGCAACCTGCAGGAGCTGGCCTGGGAGTACCAGGACTACGCCGAGACCTGGCGCGGCCTCACGGAGAAGCGCAAGAAGGACGTCGAGGTCGTCGCCTACTACGGCGCCGACGAGGACCTCATCTTCGTCCCTGAGTGCAAGCTCGTCCTGAAGCGCCTGGCGAACCCCCTCGGCCGCTGTCGCGCCGTCGTGGTCGAGCGGCCCAAGCTGGGCGAGAGCCCCCGGGGCGCGTACGACGACGTGGTGTGGGTGCAGATGGCCCGGACCATGATGGCGCAGTACACCCTGAAGATCGCCGAGGACGTGGCCAACGCCCCGGTGTTCATCCCGAACGACGTGCAGGACTTCGAGATCGGCCCCAACGCCGTCATGCGGTCCGACACCCCGGAGAAGGCCCGCCGGCTCGACCTGTCGGTCCCGCAGCACCCGTTCGTGGAGATGCAGAGCCTCGGCCAGGAGCTGCGGCTGGGCACCCGCCACCCGGAGGCCCGGGATGGCGAGTCCGATGCCAGCATCATCACCGGCAAGGGCGTCCAGGCCCTGATGACCGGCGACACCCTGCGGATCAAGACCCTGCAGGGCAAGATCGCGCTCGCGCTCACCGACATCTCCGAGATGCTGTTCGAGCTGGACCAGACGCTCTGGCCGAACAAGGAGCGTTCGATCTTCGGCCTGCAGGACGGCGCGCCGTTTGAGCTGAAGTACACGCCGGCCAAGGACATCGCCGGCAACTTCACTTGCTCGGTCAGCTTCGGCCTGACTGCCGGCCTGGACCCGAACCGGGCCCTGGTCTTCCTGCTGCAGCTCCAGACCGCTGGCGACCTGAGTCAGGACACGGTCATGCGGCAGCTCCCGTTCGACCTGGACGTCACGGCCGAGCAGAAGAAGATCAACATCGAGCAGGTCCGAATGGCCGTCCTGGGGGCGGTCGCTGCGATCCCGCAGGCCATCCCCGCGATGGCCATGCAGGGCGGTGATCCGCTGCCTGTGATCCGCCAGATGACCGACCTGCTCATCGCCCTACAGAAGGGCGCTGCAATCGAGGAGGCCGCTGCCAAGGCCTTCGCACCCGTTGCCCCGCCACCGCAAACATCGCCACTCGAACAGGCGGCTGCCGGGGGAGCTGTATCACCTCAGGAGCAGATGGCCGCCATGGCAGGCGGCGGCCAGGGGATGCCGTCAGGCGCCCCGGCGCCCGGCTCGCCCAGCGAGCTGCTTCAGGCGATGGCCGGCACCGGCCCGAGCGGCAACCCCAACCTGAGCCTGATGTCCAGCATCAGGAAGCCGGTCTAACTCGGAATAGCCAATCCGGTATTCCGGGTTGATGAGTGACTCGGGTGGTTCCCGAGAGCCAGTGGGTCTTACGTGCCGTCCTTCACCTGATGGCGACCATCCACCCCGGCCGGGGTTATGAACGGATGGGGACACCGCGACTGGCATCTGGGACACGTCAAGGTGACAGGCTGGCCTTGCAAGCCGGCTCAGCTCGGTTCGATTCCGAGGTGCTCCACTTTAGCGGGATGGTGCAGTTCGGTAGCACGTCGGTCTCATAAGCCGAAGATCGCCGGTTCGAATCCGGCTCCCGCTACCCACCCTGAGGATGGTTCAGGACGAGAACTTCTCGTGAGTTGATCGGCCTGATCCGCCTCGGGTCATTGTTCGCCAGTTCCATGGCCGCTTTCATGGCCAGCTTGTGTACCTGGCTGATCTCAACCGGCTGTTGGGGCCGGCGCCCTGACTGAGTTCTGGGTGACATGCAACGAAGGATACGAGGAGAACCATGGCGAAGGAAATGGCCAAGTTCGAGCAGGGGCGCCCGGCGCCCCACCCGGCACTGCCCCCGCGCGAGTCGGGCACCCCGCAGCGCGCGAAGCCGGCAGGCGCTGTCCCGCGCGGCGGTGGCATGGTCGAGTTCGACGAGCACAACACCGCTCCGAACAACGACGGCAACAAGGCGAGCTGACGTCGTCGATGGATGACGACGTCGAGCAGGAGTGGCCTGACGAGGCTGGCGAGCCCGCTCTCGTGGCTCGCTGGCACTGGACATTCCCGGTCGTGCGGTTGTTTGCGTTCGCCGCAGATGTCAACCATGCGGCCGGCCACTTCTGGCGCGCCGTAGGTACCGACGTGGCGGCGCACGCCAACTATCAGGTCCGGCAGGACGAATTTATGCGCGAAGCCGGCCGCGAACTCGAGACAATCCTGGAAGGCAACGATGGCTAACGGGCATGGCGGGTATCGACGCCCGGAGCACCCGGCCGCCATCAGCGGCCCCGGAAGCCTCAGTCAGCGTACCGACGGCGGTCCCGCCGACCGCAAGCAGGCCGTAGCCCAGCTCCCTGACGCGGGCTACGGCGAGCAGACCCAGTTCCGGGGCATCCAGCAGGCTGCGCCCGTACAGAAGGTTGGACCTACTGGCGCCGCTGTCACCTCTGCTGGCGCACAGGGACCCAGACCTCTGCCGCTGGATGCCCCTTCGGCCAATCCCGGGGAGCCGGTCACTGCCGGCGCCAACGCGGGGGCCGGGCCCGGTTCAGACGTTCTGGGCCTGTTCAACGAGTCGGACGTCCAGGCCAACGATCTGCGCTACCTGCAGCGTTACCTGCCCGCGCTGCAGACCATGGCCGACAACACCCCGCACGCCAACACGTCTTTCCTCGCGCTGGTTAGGTACCTGAGGTCGCAGATCTGATGGGATTCTTGGACGACGCCTTCAAGGTGGGGGACAGCTTTGTCGACCGCCTTGGCGAGACTCTCCAGGATGCCGGCTGGGTACTCGCCGCTCCCGCCGCTACGGCGGTCGATCTCGCGCGCGCCGGCTTCGACAAGGACGTGACGGTCGGCGGCTCTCTGCTGACCGGCTTCCAGCGCGGCACCCAGCTCTTCTTCGGCGACAAGAACAAGGGCGAGCAGAACCTGCTCAGCCCCGGCGTCGGCAAGGCGATGGATGGCTTGGAGTGGGTGTACGACGACATCATCGCGCCGGGCGCCGCCCTGGGCAGCGTCATGGGTCAGCGGGGACTGGCCGACATCAAGGGCGTCGAGGACAACGAGCGTCCCTGGTGGGACGTGAAGAGTGCGTGGAGCGAGACCACGAAGAACCGCAGCTCGCCCGGCCGTGAGGCCGCCTACCTCTGGCGTGGCTTCTTCGACAGCACCGCGCTGACCGACGAGGGTCAGAAGATCATCGACGACCAGTCCAAGTTCTTCGACGTCATGTCGGGCTCGATCGACTTCGCGTCGCGGTTCTTTCTGGACCCGACCATCGTCGCCGGCAAGGCGGCCAAGGCCGCCCGCGTTGCCAAGGTGATCAACCGGATCGATGACCCGGCCGAGATCGCCAGCCTCCTGGAAAAGAACGGTGGAGGCCTGCTCGCAGGCTTCGGCAAGCGGCATGACGCCGCCCTCGACTTCATCGTGCAGCCCACGGCCGCCGGCAAGACTCGCACCGCCACTGAGATCTATGCCGCGTTCGGTGGGCTGCAGCATTCCACTGACGGCGCCGCCATCTCCAATCTGATGGAGAACACCGTCCGCAACCTGCGGACCAAGGGCTTCGGCGACGCGCAGATCAAGGACCAGGTCAAGCTCATCTCCCGCGCCGGCATGGGTGACCGCACCGCGCTGAAGGAAATCGATGGCAGCGTCTCCGAGATCAAGGATGCGCTGGCCCAGCTCTACTCCAGCCGCAGCGACCTGCAGAAGGCCGCCGACATGGCGGTCGCTCCGCGCCCGCGCGTGTTCGTGGGTGGCCCCGGGGGGCTGGTCGAGGACGTGGCCGCTCGCGGCGAGGACTACTTCGCCAGCGACGAGTTCATCCGGCTGACCGACGCGCGCCTCAAGGCGGTCCAGAAGGACATCCGCGCCGCCGAACAGGAGTCCGCGCGCCAGGAGAAGCTCCGTATCTTCTTTGCTCCCGGCAAGGGCAGCAAGTACGGCTCTCTGGCCGACCAGCCACTGCTTGCCTCTGCCGCCACTGCATCCACCAAGGGCCTGGA